CGGCACTCTTAAACTTTTTTCTTTTACGGAAAACCTGATATAGTTTGGTACGTCAGGCCGGTCTATATATAGAGGGGGCTATGCCCCCTCAGAAGAGAATAAGGCATGGTGTCTGTTGTCTACCCTACGCTACGCTACGGCTATCCACCAACCACGCAGATATACCCTACCTACCCTATCCCCCAGATTGATTCCTCACTCCGTTCGTCATCAATCTTACCCCCTTTCCCTTCCTTCCCAGAAAAAGTAGCAAGACTGATCATACTATACAGAAACCAATATTAAACAAAAAAAGAATAGATCACTGCCCTGTTAAGAGCAGTGATCGTATCGGTTTAATGGATCGTCGATTCCTTAATCTCAAATCCATCAATCAGCTGACGAACCAGAGCAGTCTGCTGAGAAGTGGTCACGGGATACATGACCATGACATCTGAGGCATCCATCAATCTACCGTACAGTAACCCGTTATGGTAGTAGTAATGGAATGCGATACCTTCCTTAGCCAACTCCTCGAAGACATCCATGCGGATATGTTCAAGGTACTTCAGGAAAGACTTCATCGGAAGATTCGTTACAGTCTCGTCATACCCTACCAACAGACGCATGGTCTCGAGAACACACTTGGCTGCTAGCTTAGCATGACGATCATGGATATCCTTAGGGATCATTTCCGGTGTCGGATAAGAATGGTAGTCGGTAACAATGCTCTTGAAGTCCTTCACAATCTCCTCTAGCATGTTCCTAGCTCCTTAAACAAAAAAAGATCTCTGGGCACCGGTTGCGAAAGCAAGGGGGTGCTGCTAACCGGCTCAGGCTCAGCAGAGATCTTGAAAGGGGGTTATTTCAGATCGATGATCAAGTAGTAGGACTTGGTCACCAATTCAGGTACTTGATGCTTCGGCTCTTTATCGTACATGGGGTTGACCCCATTAACGATGCTGATGCCTTGACGGTTACGCAGGTCGATGACCCGCGAGTGTTCGTTAAAATGCTTGAACAGATTCTTCTTGTTCAGCCCCAGGGTCAGTTTCTTTTCTTTGCGGTCATAGAAGACCTCGCAGCCGATAGCTTCGAGACGATCCATGATCTGGATCATCCGACCTTCTTCGATCTCCTGACGGATCTCATCGCAGATCTTCACGAACGCCGGATGGCTCATAGCCATTTCACGGAACTCGGTCTGAAGATCAACGTGCAGACAGTCATGGGCGATCTGGCAGATGCGACTGCTCAGCGTACCCTTGCCATGATCGGTGATGTTTGCGCCAGACAGCGTCCTTTCTTGCTTCACGGTGATCCCCTTATTGCTTTGTTCTTCTTGATCCATGACCAGTTCCAGATCGGACAGGTCGAGGAAGTCAGCCTCGCTATCAGCGAGATGACGGGTAACAATAGCTGGAAGTACGGATTGCTGTTGCATTGCTGTCACTCCATTGGTGCTGGTTATGTCTTGATGATCGCGTTTGTATTCGCTTTCTTCCCTTTTACAATGTATGGTTGAATTATTTTTGAATCGACCTATCGCTATGAATCCCGGTAACTGTTTCTCAACAGGATAAGACCCATGTCAGGCACTACACCTACCGTGAAGTCCTTGTTTGACGAAGCGTGCAAAGACATCGCTATCGACAAGAACTTCCTCCGTCGCCTGCAAACCTATCGCCAGAACTTCGCCAACAAGAACGACGATCACGTTGCTTTCTTCGGCGGTCACCTGATGGGTGTGCAGGATGTCCGCTTTACCAAAGCCGACCGAATCGAATGGTTCACCAGCATCCTTGACATCGACGATGCAGCTCTGCAAGACGACCTGCTGAAGCTCAAGACACTGGTGCCCGATCCCAAGAAACCTCGTTACGTCTCCACCGACGTCATGAACCTGTCGTGCCTGTGGGTAGTTCATGCCATTGCTCGATCCAAGCTGACTGATGCTGAGAAGCACGCAGGCATGATCGATGCTCTTCTGGTTCTCCAGTACAAGTTCATCACCTCGATCCTGACTTACTGGTTCCCCAACCGTGCCGATGAAGCTGTTGCGGTAGCGACCTATGCACGACTGCCCAAGAAGTACAAGCTCAAGGAGCTGGGCTCTTGGGGTGCATTGCTCCAGTACCGCGCTGAGCAGACCATTGATAAGCGGTCTCCTCACTTCATCAACAAGACGTTCCAGAACTTCGACGACGATTACGACATCATCTACATGGTGAACGACATCCAAAGTCGAATCAAGGGATACCTGCGTAACATTCGTGACGAATTCGAAATCGTCCGGAGAGATCCGACTGCTGTCATCCGTACCACCTCGAACACATCGGTCAACATTGACGGTGAGATCGTGGTGAAAAACCGTAAGAACATGTATTCGACTTATCGCCGTTACCTTGAGGAAGTAATGGCCGACCGCAACAGCTTCATCGTCCGTGAACTCGCGGAGATCGTAGCTGGTTGCATGCCCAAGCTTCCATACCACAACATGATGGAATGTCTCGAATACATGGCTCGTCATTCGTCTAAGCTGAAAGGCGATCCGAACGTCGTGAAACTGGCAGACCTCACTCTCGAGCATCTGTTCGATTTCATTGCGTCTAACCGTTCGTCGATCAATGTGAATGATATTGCTACGGTGCTGACCAAACTGCGCAACCTCTATACTGCCTCTCGTGCCAATAACGACCTGCTACTGCAGATGCGTGACGTGGGCGAGAACGTAGTGCGCAAGTCAGTGAAGACGAAGAACGACGCTTTGGTGGCTTCGATCAGGACGGGGGCTATCCTGTATCTTGTCATTCGGACGGTCACCATGAAGCATTACAGGAAGTCGTGATGGAAAAGCTGCTCGGATATTTGAGAGCACAGCACTCCGCAGAAGGATTCCATACCGTGTCTATGGAAAGTGGGTTAAGTGAGATATTCGGGGAATTCAAACTCCCCGACGAATACACCGTTAGGAAACTGCCTCGTGCACCTTGGAATGATCCGGCGAACATGGATAAGTTCACCGATGTCAGTCTTAACGAACAGGCTTTCAAAGACCCATCGAATGGCTCACCAACTGTCCATCCTGCATGGCTGGTTGTTTGTGGATCATCGATCGATTCGATGACTGATGAGTTCCTCAACCGTGAATTCAATATGTACACTGTCTTATCGAGTATCGCCTACGATCGTAGTATGCGATATCTCGAATGGGCTGGTCGTGTCACTTCCATGCTTGCCAAAATAAGCATGAATGATGCATTGTCCAGCCGTCCTCAAACAGTGGCAGAACATCTCGCTAAGTCGACCGTCCGTTTACTTGGTATGAAGTCCTCCCGTGTCATCGTGGAAGCTAAGTCCTTCCGTGATGAGATGTTGGTAGTCCTCAAGGTACCAGTGCGCCCTGATACGAACATGCCGATCCCTATTGGATCAATGACTGCCGAAAAGGCAATCATCTTCTGTCGCTGGGCAGACAAGTTCGATGAGTTTGCAGATCGGCTGGAAAAGATCTTCGATGACCTCGAAGAACGAATGGGTAAGTTGCTTTCGTTCCGCGAACTGGCAGGTGGTGTGGATGACCCACACCCTTTGATCAAGTACCTGGATCGTGAAATGATGTACCCGTATAACACCGCTCTACATGCAGCACTGTTCTACCGTTCGAGGGATCTGGCCGACTATCTTCGGATGGTCGTCTACTCGAACTTTAAGTGATCCGGCATAGAGGGAGGCCTGAGCCTCCCTCTATGCCGTCATACCACCACCATCACATTTTGATTCTTGAACATCTCACGACGTCTGTTGAAACTGGTGTTCAGGGGCTTCTCGATTTCCAACGGTTTACCTGGACCGAACGAGCGAGTTTCAATCATCTTCTTCTCGCGACTATTTTCTTTGATCTGGTCAATGGACGTAATACCCTCCATATCAAACTCATCATCAAGTTTACTGATGAGTAGATCCAGTCGCTGTTGTAGCTTGATTCGTTCGTAAGTGTTACGCTCGTTACCGAGCGTTTCACTCAGACGACCAATCTCATCACGGATACTCTGTTGGTCATCGTAACGACGTTGTTCACTCCATGAGAGCTTGTGCTCTGCTTCATAGACACGACGTTTGATTTCACTGACAGTGATTCCGTAGTGATCGAGGTTCTTGCCGTAGGTAAGGAACCAATGGCAAAGCAGCCAGCTGATGACGTGGTCATCGTGCCCGGAGGCATCGTGGTCAATACGTCCGTTACGCTCAACCAGACGACCCAGTTCGCTTTGCAGCTTAGCGTCACGCACCACAGCACCAGACTTCTTCGCAGCTTCTTGCAGAACAGGCCCGTAAATGATCTCACGGAGCTGACTGTTCGTTGGGAAGCCGAAGAACTTACGGTAGGAGCGGTAGTTGTCGCGATCGCCCACATACTCGTTATAGCGCCGTTTAGCCTCAGGTGATTCGTCCTTAGCATCCACCAGTGTCGAATAGATACGTTTAGCCGGATCGACCTTATAGTTCGGCAACGTGAGCAGCAAGGTATCGAGGATGCCAATCCACGTCGATTTCGATTCAGGTACAATGGTGATGTTCTGGAATCTGACAATGATCTTGGCCAACCACATTGCAAATGCGGTCAGGTTAGAGTCGTTGACAGTCCACGCACCCACCACCTCAAGTGTACTGATGTCGACAATGACACCTGTGATGTTGTCTCGCCCTACGGCGTTGGAGGTATCGATGCCCATGACCATTTGACGACGAGAGATTCCCGTCTCTACTTCTTCCCGCGTGATGTACCAACGGATGGAGTAGTGGTCTTGTTTGTCGATCTCAAGGTAAGAAGGCTTAGTTACACTGGCATGGATCTTACGCAGCGTATCTTTGCTGAGTGGGTTTCGGGCGTTACCCGTTGTCCACTCGTTCATGTAGTCTCGACGTACACCGTCACCGGGCTGGCGAGATTCCGCGATCTTCTTCCTCAACCATGCATCGGTCTTACCCAATTGACGATGGTTGAACGTACCGTTGATGAGGATTGCATCTTTGTTACGGCATTGCTTCCGTACCACCTCGTACAGTTCGTCGGTATTGGCGCAGTCATAGAACGCATCGTTCCACTCCGCACCACCAGTCATCAGGTCGTATGCGTAAGCACCTTCCGGAGTATCCAGTTCGCCAGCCGTAGTAGTGAAGATGTTGCCGTACGGCAGGCCGTTACGTGCCGCTTCTTCACGAGCAGCACCACCACCCGCCAGCATAACACCAAGGGAGATGTGTACGTTCTTAAGGAACGCAATTTCGTCCACGTGGTTGTAGGGGGTGGTCAGACCACGACCCAGGTTGTTTGCTGCTTCTTCATCCTTTTGCGGGATGTACACCACCATGCGGTTGCCCTGAGACATGTTGGTGAATTCTTTCTGGTTGTCGGTATCTTTCTTGACAATGTTGACCAAGTACTTCGGCAACAGAGCACGTAGTTTCTTCAGACGTGCAATGTGTTCTTTAAACAAGTCACCTTTGGTGAACAGGTTAGCACGGGAGTTACGTGCGCCGAAGATTTGATACCAAACCGAGATACCGTCAGAGTTCAGCGACTTACCAGTCTGACGAATCTGGACGAGGAAATAGTCGATGTGGTTAAGGAACGACCACCACAAGGAAATGTTGCCTCGGTTAGCTTCCAGCTTAACAGGTGTATCACCTGCCGCTGGAGGTACACGCATAACCTCACGGATGAAGTACCATGGGTTAAACGTACACTCGATTTTGATCTTCAGTTTTATGTCGTCTGACAAAGAGGGATCATACGGATCAACCCCCTGAAGCTCCGGCTGCATAAGGGCCAGAGGGAACAAATGGTTCTTGACCCCCATGTGCTTGAGAAGCGCTGAGAATTCAAGGAAAGACTTGTTGGTAGTCTTGGTGTCCCAGATCGCAGTCGGGTAATAATCCCAATCGCGCTCAAAAAGAATAGTCTGCATAAGAACTCCAAATACTCAGCACCGGAGGGATGTCCCTCCGGTGCTGATATATCAGTTGCTCTGTTCGACAGCCAGACCAGTCACACCCAGCTGAAGCTGAGCGGTAGCGGTCTCGCGAATCCACCGCAGATAGATGGTTTCGCCAATCTGAACATCGTTCAGGATCGGGAACTCTTGGTTCCACTGAGTGATCGGGAACCGGTATTCGCGAGTCTTGGTGTGAATCACGAAATGGGTCGGTTCTGGAGCTTTCACTTCAGTGGTGTCATCGAACAGATGGTTGAGCGGCCAGTAGAGCTTGGCGAGCCAAGCGTCCATGTCCAACAGATCGTTGCTCAGGTCGAGGTACGACAGGTTGACGTTGACCAAGCGGTTCTTCGCAATTACGCCACTTCCGAAGAAGGACGCTTGCATCGGATCACACTTGACCTGCCACTTGTCTCCCGGCTCAGTACCTGCTTTGTTCAGTGCGATTTCGGTCGACTGAACGAAGCGATGCTGAGCAAATGCCGGATCGACATTGGACAGCAGGACACCGAACTTCAGACGCTGACGAGATACGTAGTCGGAACCATCGAACGCCACCTCATTGTCCGGGATCTCCACAACACTGCGCGGTACACGATACCACGTATCGCGATCGATGTTGAAGAGCCAGAAATCGAGGTCATACCGCGACGCTGGAGTGTTCCAGGTCGGGAAGGCGTACAGACGCACACTATAAGCGTTGTCTGCAGCGACAGCCTTGATGGTGAACGCCTCGGTGATGTAACCGTTTTCGTTGATGCCATGCTCCAGGCTGTACTCGTCTTCACTCAGCCGATAGCTCAGCGTGAGCTTGTGCGGGTAGGCTTGGATGGTCGGCGAATACCACTGCAGACCGTGCAGGCTCATCTTGCCGGTACCGTCCAACTGGATCGGGATCTCCAGCTTCTCACCGGTGTTGTAGGTGACTACACCCTGCACACCAACGGTGCGCAGATCCACGTTGATCGGAACGATCAGCTGGTTCGGGTCGGCATCAGACAGGTACGGGCTTTCGATACCGATAGCCTTGATCTGCTTACGACCGGCTGCAGTACGACGCACCAGCGCAGTGTTCTGGATCAGCATCGTCGAGTGACTAAGCTTATTGCCCACGGCGTTGTACATCACAACGGTCACCACTTCACCGTCATTCAGACGACGATTGGTGTTGCCTGCTTTAGGCGCCCAGATAGCCCAGTTGTTGATGTTGTCGGTACCGACGTGCTCCAGACCAATGTTCTCACCTGCGAACTCACCAGAGGCATTGTAGGAGGCGCTGATGACAGTACCGTTGTCGGTGATGTCGGTGCCCAAGAACACTTTGTAGTGATCGGCATCGGAACGGTACATGTGCAGGCGACCATCGATCTGCATGGAGAACGGCATCTGGCGAGTGTCGATGTAGACACGCCAGGTTTCGCTCTGCATACCAGTCCCTACACCGAGGAGCTGGTCGATGATGATGTTGTTCTGCGATACCGCCGGCAGTTTCCACGGGATGTAGGTGCACTTACCGGTGGTGATGTCGATCGTGGTGACCAGATACCAGCCAGATTCCAGATCGATGATCAGGTCATTCACGTTGGGACAGTAGAGACCAGTACCAACCTGACCAGTAAAGATCTGACTCATCTCCCAGATCTTCCAGCCTCGGTTGAGGTCTACGAGTCCCACCTGGGGGATGTCGTTTACATCACTCATGTATTATCACGGGGGCTTTTACCCCCGTGCTCCGTGGGTTTAAATGGGCAGATGATCGATCAGCACAGAGTGGGTGATATCGATCTTGTCTTCGAGGATGACCCGAATGGCACGAGCCAGGAAGTTGTAGTGGTAGATGCTCAGTTTGAACGGCTCCATCCGCTCGTGTGCATCAATGGTGACGTACCTGTCATCAAACTCTTTACGAGTAGGCTCGTATTTGAGCAACCACATGTAGGGTTCGCACCACGTCCTGACGTCCTGGTCACTGTAGTACTCCGTCAGCTGATGCTGATTGAAGAACCCAGAGATCAGGTCGTGCATGATCTTACCTACGAACGGACTGTAGAGCGAATGACGTTTCGGAATGAGATTGACCTCTTCCGGAGGAATCTCCGGCACCCGAGTAGTCATGTAGTCTTCAATCTGTTTGTCGGTGGTCTCTGCCAACCGACGCATGTCGTAAGCGGACTGGTAGGTGATCCCGCGCAACGGAATGAGTGGCTCGGTGACTTGATACGGCGCACCATTACGGACATTCTCAAGGAGAACCGTTGGCTTGTCTTCAGCCCAGTTAAGTTCATCGCGAGAGAAAAGCCGACCATCGGCAATGACACGGAATACCTTGTCGTCCCTTAGGTTCCAGCGGTTGTTACGGCTCAGTAAGCCATTTTCAACCCATCCGTATTCTGCTTCTTTGACACGTGACATGTCAGGATTACAGAAACCAGTCGATCTCACGGTGATGACGTTGTGAGTCCCTTCCTGATTACGGAAGCTGCGATTGACGATGACGATTTCTTTATCGACCATGAACCAATCGAGATTCTCGATGATGGGACGTCCGTTAAGCCACAGCTCGAGTAGACCCGTAGGAATCTCGACCAACCCGTTATAGAGGATGCCGTTTACACGGATCTCCTTTACATTCAGACTGAAGCGCAACAGTGCATCTTCATAGTCCAGAACGAGGTTGTAGGTCAAGAACGTATCGTCAAACTTGACAGCCGTGTAGACTGCTGCACGGTTCACTTTCCACATGACCGTATTACCGACCACGTCGTAATACTCACTATTACCTGTCACATCACGCCAGTCACCCACCGGATAACCATTCATGATGTTGCAGACATAGCAGCGGTACGTGATACCTTTCTCAACAACAGCGTCTTCACCGTACACTGTAGAAAGAACATCCGAACCTCGGCCGGATATGGCCTCCATATACGCACATTCTGGCGAACGAGGAACATACCACTGGACATTGGAGTTACGATGCCAGTCGATCAGATGACCTTGGTCATTGTACTCGTAGACGGTGCTCTCGCCCCTCAGACCAAATGGCAGCTCCACCCAGGCTTTGGTTGTCTCTACCTTTTGAGGAGTGTCAGCGATGATTCGGGTGATGATGTTGTAACCGTAGGCGGCTTCTACCATCTGCCGTGTGATCTGCCCACTCTTGGCGCGCATAATTGCAGGATATGCAGATTTCTCAAGTTCTTCAATCCGCCATACGTCGACGACAGCCTCAGAACCAATCACCGCAGCCAGCCAATCATCCTCATCGAGTTTATACAGCTCTTTGATGTGATGGGCTTCGTTCATCAACGCTTTGTCCATGCCAGACTTACGAAGTACCAGCTGAAGGGTCAGTTGGTTGTTGGTTGCCCAACCTTCGTTCAACGTACACATTCTGTCTACGTAGGGTGTCGGAATGGAATAGTCGCGATGAGTAACCATGCGCAATGAATCTTCCAGGTTCTTGTGGTAATAGACACCTTGATGGATAAAGGGTGTCAGTTTACGTATCAGGAAAATATCCTGGTCATCGCGGTAGGCAATGAACTCATCCTCTTCCCTGGCAGGATGGATAAGGTATTTCTGTACCTCGTCCAATTCAGAGAGGAAGACAGGCAAATCTGCAACTTCAAACTCTTCAACACGATCTACCGAACTATCGCGCACCATCTCGACAATGTCGCCACGTTTCACAGTGGCGGTGTTGATATCATTTACGCGCCAACCATTGACAAAGCAGAAGACATAGCCTGACTTGGCCTGCATCTGACGTAAGTTGTACATCAATGCGTTGATCTGCGATGTGTTAGAAGGTGTCGAGAGGACATATTCGATCCCCTCTTCGGGATCATCGATGCCAAGACGATTGAAGAAGACGTTGGTGTAAAAACGGAAATACACATCGTCGTAACCAAAATCACCGATTACCGGAACGTGTTTTACCGCCACGGTCAGGTTATCGTCGTTGGTACGAAGAAAGAAAACGTGCTGCCGGGGTACCATCAAGCCTCGTTCACCATAGACGTCGACGAGCATCTTCTCATCGACCATCTGGCTACTTGCACTTGTCCACACTTCACGCTTCAGATTCAGGCCCAGATTAACCTGAGCCAGATTACCGAATTGGAAAACGTGATAGCGATCCCCTTCAGTAGGGAGATTGAAAGTCGACCAGAGAATGGTCACACTTCCACGTGCCCCTACTTTAGGAGTGATACGTGCCGGCCTCAGGATGTGTTGCCGATCTTGCTCCGGCGCACACCAGACATTGCGGTATGCGTGGTTGATCAGGAAATCATCAGAGGTCATGACATCCACCTGTTGGAATTATGTTCAGTTGAGAGTGCCGCGGGCACGACCGGCCAGGATTTCCATGGACTTGGTGAACTCGTCGCTAGCACGACCAGTACTGAACCGTTCAACCAGGCGACCCAGGTAGGTCTTACGCCATACCTTGGCATTGCAGGCCGCTTCGACCAGAGCCAGGAAAGCCGGCGGATACTCGATGGCTACGGCAGACATTTCCTGAGCACCATAACCGAACCAAGAACGGTTCAGAGCCATAACCATGAAGCCGACGTTGATCTGGGCGATGCGAGTGCTGGCAGAGAAGTGACCTTGAACGACAGCAACGTAGTCTTCCATGAGGTTCATGTACTGAGCGTCGCTGACGATCGAATTGATCATCTCAACGGGTGCTTTGGTCCAGCGCTGGATCAGCTTGACAGCACGTTCTTTACCGCTTTGGCTGAGCGCTTCATCCACCGGCATGAACTGATGGATGTAGAATAGCCCGGTAATGATTTGAAGCTCGCGTGCAACATCGAGTTCGAGACCCAGTTTCGACGCGATCGCAGTGCTGAGCCAGTTGATGTAAACCTGGGCAGCAATGTCACCGGTTCTGAGGAAGTCCATACGCTGAGTGGGTGCCTTTACCCAGAGAGCAGTCAGCTCACCAAGACGATTGACGAAATCGGCTTGCATCTGGTTAGCCACAACGTATCCAGCATCATTGCGGCGTTCGGCACGCATGTACGAACGACCGTCTACGAATACAGCACCGTTCTCATCGAGTTTGCGATCAGCATATTCGTGAGAGGTGATCGGCATGACGAATGCCGGAATCTTCTCGTTGAGCGGTGTGACCAGGATGACAGAATTACTGTCTTTAACCAGACCACCTACAGCCTTAGCAACTGCCAACTCGCTGATGATGCCACCTACTCGGTGCTGTCGAAGCACAGTGGCGTTCCAAGGGCTATTGATCATTCTCCTTCTTCTCCGAGCGTACCTTGTAAAAAATTACAAAATAGTATGTGGTGGTGGTATCGAATTCATCGATTACCGAATCCTACTGTTAGTAGGGCAAGGGCCATACCATTCGTAACTTCACGCGCGAAGTTGATTTTTTCCCATGGGAGACAACACAATGTCGTCTGTATCAATGGCTTCCTCTTTGCCGCGGACAGAAGTCCTCGGCTTCAAGGATGTGAGTGGCCGAGGTCAGCCGCTGGAGATCGTTAACCTTCCGATCTTCCTGCCGTTCTGCCCACTGCTCACTTCCTGGGGCCCGTCGGATGCTGCTAACCTGGTTAGCGGTGAAGGCTTCTCCACCATTTATGGTGCCGACAACTTCTATCCCGGTTCTCCGTTCCTGAGCCACCAAGCCGCCATGCTGCAGAAAGTCCTGCAGACCGGCGCTATGGCGCTGGTGCGCCGCATGAAACCGGCCGATGCCAAAACAGCTACCCTGCGTATCTGGGCTGACATCGTTGCCGACAAGATCGACCAGTACGAGCGTAACGTCGACGGTACCTTCAAGCGCACCAATGGTGAGCTGGTTCCGACTGGCGAGAAGCTGGATGGCTTCCGTGTTCGTTTCCATGTGGACGAGCCGGGCGAAGACAACCTGCGTCAAGCTTCCCGCACTACTGGTACCCTGGTCAACGCCGACGGCCAGACCTCGACCATGTACCCGCTGATCGACGTGGAAGCTCGCTTCTTCGGCGCCAAGGGCTCCAACATCGGTCTGCGTCTGGTATCTCCGACCACTCTGTCGTCGACCCCGGCCGACGCTGAGCTGAGCGAAGAACAAGGTGCGTACCCGTACCGCCTGGCGCTGATCGAGCGTGCCAACAAGAATTCCACTGGCCAGGTTCTGATGAACCTGAATGGTGAGCCGTTCGTCGAGTTCACCCTGAAGACCGGTGTGGTCGATCCGAAGACCAACATCAACTACTCCTACGACAAGCGCATCCTGAAGGCTTTCGAGAACAACGATCCTGAAGTGTTCTCCGGCTATGGTCCGCTCAAGTCCTTCCATGTCTACGACGCGGAAGTGAAGGCAGTGGCTGAGCTGCTGTACTCCACCGAACAAGACTACGGTCTGATCGACGGTGAAGTGACTCCGGAACACACCGTCAACATCTTCGGTGCCACCAACATCAACGGCGTGCCGTACTACAGCGTCAAGCTGGAAGGCCCGGCTGCTGGCGGCGTTCTGTTCGGTGAGAACTCCACTCACTGGCTGCAGGGCGGCGAAGACGGTACCGTGACTCCGGCTGCTTACGACCAGATGGTCGCCGATGAGCTGAACGTGTTCGGTGAGGGTGAGATCCCCTACGCTGACCGCGCCAGCTATCCGATGTCTGCGTTCATCGACACCGGTTTCACCCTGTCGACCAAGCGCCTGATGGGCAACATCATGGCCGTCCGTCCGGACGTCTGGGTTCTGGCTTCCACCCAGGACGTACTCGAGCCGCTGAACACGCCGGAAGAGGATTCCAGCATCGGCGCAACTCTGCGTAACGCTCTGGCTCTGATCCCTGAATCCGAGTTCTACAACACCGGTGCCTGCCGCGCTGTTGTGATGAAACATGCCGGTACCTACCTGGACAGCGAGTACAACGGTATCCTGCCGTTTACCCTCGACTTCGCCGTCAAGGTCGCCACCTACATGGGTGGTGAGCGCATGCGTACGGGTTTCGCGCCCGACAACTCGTTCTACCGAGTGGTCACTCGCTTCGTCGAGCACAACGCGAAGTTCCGTCACGTCAAGCCGCGCAACACCGACTGGCAAGCTGGCATCTCCTCGGCCGAACCCTTCGATCATCGCGGTCAAGTGTTCTTCCCTGGCATCCAGACTGTCTACCACGACAACACGTCGGTCCTCAACTCGTTCTTCCCGATGGCTATCTGCTGTCACCTCAACCGTATCGGTGAGCTGGCATGGCGTATGTTCACTGGCGACAGCCGCATGACTGCGAATGAGTACGCCGTGAACGTCGATCGCTTCATCGAAGGTCAGATCAAGGACAAGTACGACGGTCGTGCCGACATCACCCCGCGTTCCTACTACACCCCGGCTGACACTCAGCGTGGTTATAGCTGGCACACGGACATCGAAGGTCTGTTCGACGGCATGAAGACGGTTGAAGTACTGACCGTTGTTGCAGGCCGCCGGACCAGTACGGAGGCTGAATAATGACTATTCGTCATCGTGACACCCTCCTGGGCAACGGCCTGGGATATGGCGAATTCGTCAACTCGCCCATGGTCAACCTGGCGGTAGGTGGGCAGAACGCTTACCAATCCGACCTGCGTTACTTTCATGCCAACACGGATTACGTTCGTCGTAATCTGATCATCAAGGTTCTGCAGGCCCCCACCGGCTTCCAATACCTGGACAACCCGGATGCTTACTACAAGGCCCTGAAGGGCATTGTGGAAATGCACGCTCAGACCTGGGACGGCTTCAACCGTACCCTGACCGTCAACAGCGTGGAAGCCCCGGTGTCTGGTGCTGGTGAGATTCAGCATACCCCGAGTAACGTGACGCGTCAGCGTTCCGATCCATCGATGACCATCCGTGAGAAGTACGGTCGTCCGGTCCAGCGGTTCTTCGAATCCTGGATCACCGAACTGATCATGGACCCGGATTCGAAAGTTCCGGGCATCGCCACTCGGACGAACCGCCCGACCGACCTGCTGCCCGATGTCTACTCGATGAGCATCATCGCCTTCGAGCCTGACCCGAGCTTCAGTAAGGTCAATGCCGCTTGGCTGATCACCAACATGTATCCGACTACTGCCGGTGATTTCACCGGTCGTCGCGACAAGACCGCCGATGGCGAAGAGCTGATGCTGACCATCCCGTTCACCGGGCTGCAACAGGTCGGTATCGCGGTCGATCGCTTCGCTCAGCAGTTGCTGGATGCCATGCCGAAGACCGGTACCTCGCCGAACCTGAAGCCTGCCTTCGCGACCGGCGTGGAAGCAAACGTGTCCAAGCACAACGTTGGTTTCACCGAGCAAGTTACGGAGTTCAACCGTACCTTCATCAAGCTGTAAGGCTAGACGAAGAAAAAAAGAACGGTATACGGGGACCCATCGGGTCCCCGTATATGCCGTCTTGATGGATCAGTAGGTCAGAACAAACGGACGGATCTTGGAAGGATCGGCCATGATTACCGCCGGTACGCCACGTACCTGGAGATTTTCCAGACGCTCACGGCGAGAGGAGTCTGCCAGAGTCAGGATGAACTTATGCTCAGCCTGATCGTAGTCGCCCAGGATGTACATGGTCTTCTTCGGATCGTCTTTCAGGATGACGAACTGCCCGCGGATCGGAATCCACTCCACTCGACCTTTTGCCTGCGGTGCATCTTCAGCATTGGCGCGCGCGTAGCTTTCGATCATGACATGCATTTCCTCGCCAGTCTTGTAGTAGTTGTTGGTTTTCGCGCAGGAACGCAACTTACCATCGGATTCCGACATGACGTAGAAGTGTTCCTCCGCCATGCCTGCACCGGGAAGACCGCGCACGATAGCGCCAAACACACCACCGTCGATGGTAATGCGTTCGATGATCATGCCGGACGTGAGGTTCAAGTTGCTGAGGCGTTCGATGTAGTGGACGACCGCTTCCAGCCAACGACCGTTGTCAGCATTGCCAACACGGACTTCCATACCGTTGTTGACGAAGCCGAGGCGATAGGTAACACCACCTGGAGTCTGGAACGACGTGGTGTAGATCATTTCGCGAGGCCGCTGCATGCCACGATCGAATACCTCGAACCCAGTGGCGCCTGTGCGTTCTTTCTCTTCCACTTCATCGATCGTTTCACCGACCCACTCCAGGATGGCGACGTGGCGCTTAACGAGTTCGAGACTACGGAGCGGGACGCCTTCGGTGACCACATTCCTTTTGGAGTCGAGCCCCAGTTGGCAGAAGAGGATGCCGGAAGGAGACGGCACTTCAGCGAAGGCTATCATTGCCCGGTTGATGATAACGATATGGAAACGCTGGCCGACCGTAACCTTGTGCGAACTGGCCAGTATACTATCCAGGACACGGAACCGGCGAGTTTCGGACAGCCGCTGGAGAACGCCATAGGCTTCGTTGGTGGTCTTGTATTCGCCTTCGATGACTTTAAAGCACGATTCGAACATGTTAGTAGTTCCTTTCCGGTTAGTGGATTTGATGCATGTAAATTTTGCACGAATGGTTGATTTAATGGTGTCGACTGGGTTGTCCTTAGTCCTCACCACACCGTTTTCGATATAGACCCTGTAATGCTTTTTCGATGCGGTAATTACGTGAACGCAATTAGCACCGCACGGTGAGTTGGTGGCCACGACCAGCTCATCACCATCTTGGATCACGATTGCCGGGTCATAGCTGTCATGCTTGGCAATGTAACCCTGTTTAACGATCATGGCGATTACATCCCATGCCGAGTTATTGCGATTGAGTCTACAAAAGCCTAATTCAAGCGTGAGTGACACGATAAGTCCCTTAGCTATCTGGTTAATTCAACGCTATTATGTATTATCGAGTTAGGTTTCAATCGAAACAAAAAAGAAATAAAATCCGGAGGCCTAAGCCTCCGGATCAGGATGATACGTAATCGTCACATACTCGTCTAACACGAGTCGGCCTTTACTTGTCTGGATGACCTGGCGATTATCCATGAAACCTCGTTTGGCTTCTCGACCGTAAAGGGTCTTAAACACGTACCCGCCTTGAACCAAAGCAGGTACGTTAATCAGGTCTAAACTGAACTCAGCTTTCCTGATCAATTCCCGGAGTCGATTAACGCTCTCCAGATGGCCATATTGACGTATGTCAGTCAACTTGGTTGGATGATACGGGGGAAACTCCGGATCGTCCTCTATGGCCCTTATAGCGGCTTCTAGAGCCATGTAGTTATAGCAGGAGTCGAGTACAACGTCATGTTCGTTGATATATCCCAGCAAACTGATTAACTGTGTCATTTCACTTCACCACGGACGGGTTGTCGATGACGGTGAAACGAGAACGGCGCTGCTGATACTCGATCGCCTTAGCCTTCTCCGCTTCTGCCTTCTGGACAATCTCTTCGAGTTTATCCGGCATGGCATGGAAGCGAGCCACCGCATCCAAGACAATAGCCACGTCGTCAATAGGATCGAAAAACGACTCTACTTTATTGACGTTATTGTCGTGGTTGAGAACCACTAACAATGACTTGGTCGAAATGTGTAGCGTGAAGGAATCCAGAGGACCGACACCGCCTTCACAATAGTGGGCGTTTATGCAAAGCCAATAACCCGTGAAGCTAGATTTATCGAATGTCAGTCGAATAGTGTCTTCAACAGCCATCCCGTCAATCAGATTGCTCTCAAGGGTATAGATCCATGTCTCGTTGCGAGCTACTGCTTTCTCAATACGCTCGCGCATCACTTCGATGCCGGCAATCAAAGCAGCTTGCATTACTGTTGGCTTCATTTCCACTCCCCATAGATCCCAGGGATGTCCCTGGGATCTATATTTCGCTTAGACCACGGCGTCTTGACCGAGGACGATCTTACGGCGCCCACTGGTATGCTCGGTCGAATTCAGTTTTTCGCTGAGCTTACTCAAAGTGATACGCTTCTGGCGCTGATGGCGAGGAGTGTGTACCTGCTTGCTGATGTAGAAACCCATGCCACAGCTGGAGATCTTCACCAGGTAAGCTTTCTGGGTCTTGTCGAACTCGGCTTCCAGACCCACCAGCTTGAGGTGTTCTTCGCCTTTCTCGATGAGTCCCAGTACCACCTTCTTGTCCACACGGACGAAGTTGTCCACCGTCTCCTGCATCTCAGCAGGCAGTGCGATACCGTAGAAGAACTCGTCTTTGTTCTCCTTGGCACGACCATGGACATCTTTCACGCTGATGATGTCATCAGTCATCACCAAACGCGTGTAGTAACCACCCTTCAGGAATTCGGAGGCGAGTGCAGCGATCTTGTTAGAGAATGCCTGCTCGCAAGTATCTGGCATGATGACGTCTTCCATTGGTAACCCCTAATGACGATAGGACATCGTCAACAAAAATAAAGGATGATAGCCTGGGGACACCCCCAGGCTATCAGGCGCGCGCCGAGAAGTAGTTACTTGGCGAAGACGGCCGCGAAGTTGTCCGACACGTGGGTCAGAACACGCTTCAGTTCGCCGCGCTTGGCGACAGCGCCGCTTTCCAGCTTGACGCTGGTGTTGCCGTACTTCTTCTTCTCTTCGTTGGTGCCGGGCACACGCACGGTCATTTCACGATCGACGCTGGCACGGATCAGGTCGTTGCCGAACTCGAGGGCGGCGTTGGTGCGGTCCAGGTTCTTGTTCTTGGACATCAGCTCGAGGGAGCTGTTGCCCAGGCCCAGGGCCAGGCCGACGGCGAAGTTGGAGGAGGTGGTCTGAACCAGCTTCACTTGCTCGATGGTCAGCTCTTCGTTGCCGGAGGCCAGGGCCAGGTTGTCGGCCACGAAGGTCTCGGGCAGGACGCCGGCGCCGTCGTCGTCGAAGGTGATGGCGGCTTGGATGTTGGCAGCAACGGCTTGTGCAGCCTGGTTGACTTTGGCCAGTGCTTCGGACATTGGTGTAACTCCTAGGATGTATTGCGGTTTTATGAACACGTGTTTAACGCACAACAATAGCTCGCATGGTTTTATTTTACCAATGCTAGTGTTAAGCAGGTTGATAATGTGTATCTGAATTTTAGTTGAATTGAACGAAAACAAAGAAAAAGAAAGGAGCCCGAAGGCCCCTTTCTCTAACCGGCTCCTGCTTACGCAGAAGCTTCGGCGGCAGCGACAGCCTTGGCAATGGTTTCATTACCGGCGGCAGCGACTTGCTCCAGGTGGGCGATGGTGCCCTTGACGTCGACGTTCTTGGCAGCCTTACGACGACGGTACCAGATGGTACCACCGACACCAGCAGCGACCACAGCAGCGCCGACACCGGCGGCTACGGGGTTTTCCTGGATGGCTTCCACGATGGAACCGCCGATTTCTTTCATGGTTTCGATGAAGGACATGTTTGTTGCTCCTATTGCAGTTGAGTTGTGTATTACACGCGGGTGGCGCCGCGAAGCGCCTTTTGGGTTTTGGACTTGCGGTATTCGCAGAACAGCAGGGCACCGGCGACCGGCACCCAGATAGCTGCTATGATAGCCACATCGATCCAGGGATTGAAGCCGGGCATGTTGTTCTCCTTAAGCAGTTGCAGTTGTGGCACGGGCCTTGAGGGCCTCGTTTTCTTTCTTGAGCGCGGCATTGTCCATGCTGCGTTTTACCCAGAGACCGCCAATGACGGCGCCGAGTACGAAGAACGAAAACTCTTTCATGATCTGTCCTCCTTAGGACGTGGGTTCTGGGGTGACTCCATAAAGCCACTCGTTTGAATGGTCTTATGGATGGGCCCTCTTTCGAAGGCCCTTGTTGTTACGCGGACTTCAGCATCTCTTCGCCACACCACAGGGTGATGGCAACCACGGTGGCTTTGCCGTCATCCGGCAGCCACTCGAGTTGCTGTACGAAGCCTTGCAGAACTTCATCGCACATCGACTCATCCAGAATCTCCGGATAAACGACGCCGTCCTTGATGATCGAGTCCTTGAACAGTTGAGCAGGGTCGGTCAGTTTCTTGGTGACCATCTCGATGCACTCAGGTACGATCAGATCATCGTTAGCGAACGGCGCGGCCAGAGCCATCATGCGTTTGGTGCGGTCGACAGTTACGTCGGCCAGTTTCAGACCCACCATGTTCTTGGCAATGACAGCTTAGAACTTGGCTTTCAGAGTTTGTACATTGTTCATGATTGATCTCCTGCGATCAAGAAGGTTATGTGGAAGATCATTCTTCCTATTCAACACCACTATGTATTGTTGAAAATATTTCGAATCGAATCAAAACGGCATACAGGGGAGCCCAAGGCTCCCCTGTATATGTCGCATTACTTCTTGGAAGCTTTGACCATCTTCCGAGCAACAACCTCAGAATTCATGATTGCCATGAGCATCAGACGGAACGCGTCGTCGTAGAGTTTCCAGGCCAGACGATCCATGTTCATGTAGATGTCACGGATGGCTTGGGCATTTTGACGATCGGTACCAGCCAGAGCGCCAGCAGCCTTGCCAATGCTCTTGGCCACTTCGTCGCGACCAGATACAGCACGCTTGAACGCACCCGGCAGACCACGACGGATCTGAGAGGTCTTGTTGGCAAGATCGACCACTTCACGGAAGCTCTTCTCAACTTCTTCGAATTTGAGAGAGTGCTTGGCGTCCTTGGCAGTCTTGTGGGCATTGAGTGCGTCAGCAGCGACATACCCGTAGAGCAGACCATAACCAATGACCAGCGGAATACCGCCGACACCCATGCCAACACTACTGGCCACGACACCACCCACCTTGGTGCCGGCGGTATAACCTACCAACCATGCCGGAATCCGCAGACCGAGACTGGCTTTGCTAGTGCGAGCACCGCCATGCCATTTGTCATTCAGCTCCATGTTGGTAGAAACCACCTTATTCCACTCGCCGGGAACACTGGATTTGGTTTCTTTCATCGACACGGTGTAGTGTGTGTTGCCCAGCAGCTGCAGGCCGTCGAGCTTTTGGCGAACGGCGGCAGCTGGGTTCTTGCCGGAGGTGATGGATGACAACACCTTCTCGACACCTTCACCGGATTCGAAACTGCCGGTACTTACCTGTTTGGCAATCTTCTCGGTCAGTTCACGTGCCGTATCGGCGATAGCGATCATGTCCTTGACAGCCGTGGTGAGCTTGTTGGTGTCGCTAACCAGATTGGCCGAGGGCTTGTTGTTCACGGTGATGTAGTTCAGCACGCGCACGGAGTTGATCACCAGACCATGCTCACTGAACCACTCTTTACGACCGCGCAGCTCTTGCAGATGAGCGTTCAGTTGTTCGGTGTTGCGCTCGACCGCACCAGCAGAATTCCACAGGTCTTTTACAGACCAGGATTCCTGAGAAACAACCAGTGCAGATTCCAGACTGGTCTGGATGTTATCCAGACGGGCCAGGATGTTCTGCTTGGCTTCGCCGGGAGTGAGGCTTTCTAGCGAGGTCGTCTCGGCCTGACCATAGCGCATGCCGATGACATCAACGAGACGATTCAGAGATTCCATCGAGGCGTCGTCTTCTTGAGCACCAGTGACCATGTCACGCACGGCCTCAATCTGCTCGACAGCCTGACCGACTTCGTTTTCGTCAGCCATTACCTGCTCGATGGTGTTGGGCGAGCTTGCTTCGCTCAATTCGCTGAATACTTCTTCAGCCTGATCGGCGGGAATCACGTCTTCCAGTTCTTCCTGAGATACTTTCAGGGCCTGGGTCAGAAGATGGTTCTTCATTTCACTTTCCTGTTTTCTTGAGGACTTCGTTGGCGAGGATGGTTACGTTCCGGTAGACAAAGGAAGTATGGTCTTCCATCATCGTCGCCAGAGACTTGGCCATGAACATGTAGGTTGCGACGCTCTTACGAGCAGCTACCCGAAGAGCACGCAGCTCACGGACACGAGCAGAGTTTTCCTCAAGACTCTTCTCCGTATTGACATGGTTCCATGCATCGTCCATGTCGGCCGACAGACGTTGGATGCGCTCACCCATCGTGTTGGCCATAGAGGCGAACTTCATTGCTTTGCTGTTAAGCACGTTGGCTTTATCCAGCAACTTCACAAAGGAGTCAGCCGACACCACACCGCCAGACGCCTGAAGGGAGGCCTTCACTTGGCGTTTAGCGACTACACCATTGATACCATCGATAGCCGGTACAGATGTAGGTTCACCACCCACAGAGAACCCATGGATCTTCTTGCGGGCCAATAGACCAAGGATACCGCCCGGCTCCTTCAGATTCCAGGGTGCTGGATTCTTAGTGAAGTGGGGAAAACCCTTGTCGTCGATGTCGATGCCGCGATTACCCAACAGATGAAACTTGGTCAGGCCAGCAAACTCCTGACGTTCCGGGATGACACCTTCGAAATACTCGATGGCGTCACGGATAGCTTCGTTGGAATCGCTGTTACACGCTTCACGAAACCGTTTGCCCAACTCAGTGGTCAGACTGAAGATTTCGTTGTAACGGTTCTCGCATTCGTTGATGAACTTGATGTCATCGTCGATCGATCCTGGTGCCAACTTCACAGGCTTGTTACTGCGAGTGAAGAAGTTGTAGACCACCGGAGAGGTGATCAGTGCGGGAGACGATTCCAACTGACCTTTGGAGTTGTTCACCTTGTTGCGAATATCGCTCAGATTACGACCAAACGTCTTGAGTGCCAGCGACACTTTGTTGAACGTGCGCTTAAACATCTGGATGGCATCGGATTCCATGGAAGGAGAATTCATCATCTCCAAGGTGGCTTGCATCTCTTTCAAGAGCGGCTCACCTGTCTGCGCACGACCCGTAGCAATAGTCGAGTGTTCAGCTCGCCATTCCTTGTAAGTCTGCTCAGCTTCCAGCACATCGACCACTGATCCGTCGGAGATCAGTACTTTCTCGATGCATGAATCCAACGTAATGCGACTGAGTTCAATATCGGCCATCTCAGGGATGACGTCAATAGCTGGAGCCAGAGATACCTCTGACTCCAGTTCTTCGGTCGCACCCACCAGTGCTTGACTGATGGTGCTGCTCATTACCACCTCCAGGAAGAGGGAACCACAGAACGGATCGGACGTTCGATTTCGGCAATAACCGACATGAGGTTATTGTTGTGTTCGAAGCCGATGCCTTCGCCGACACCAATCGGCAGAGACTTCATTTCGTTCCGCAGCACGTCGGTGTAGAACGCCGTTTCCAGTTCAGCACCTTCACTGATATCGCCCACAAGGGACTCCAGCGAAGCAGTACCGTACTTGGAAGACTTGGCGATGCCAGGCTCGTTGACGGTATCCCAGGTCACGATCTTCTTGAGATACTTGGTCTTGATACCACCAACCACCCGATCCTCAGTGAAGGAACGAATGGAGAAGCAGACATCTTCGTCGCGGTTTTCCAGCTGACGATCGAACCAAGCACTTTCCTTACCGGAAGACTTGACTTCACCGATCACCATGGTCACCGGACGGCCTTTCTCATCGACACCCGGAGCCAGGTAGATACGGCGAATGTGGAAGCAGACGTTCGGCTCGTAGATGTCATTGACACGGCTGAACCAGGCCAGCTGACTCATGCCAGGCTGGAAACGCGGATGACCACACTCGCCACGCAGACGAGCAGTCTCGAGTTGACGCATCAGGCCACCCGATCCTTCGATCAGTCGACGACCTTCGGCTTCGCTGTACAACCAGCCCTGGGAGTTGAAAGCACCCAGAGCACCCAGACGCACCTCGTAGTAGCCGTTATCCAGCTTCTTGAGATCGCCTACTTTGTTCATACCCTGCAGCACGCTGCACTGGTAAACAATTCGCTGATCCATAATGGAACCCTTACGTTCGAAGTATTCTCTCAGTCCGTTCGACACGGTCACCAGGGTTAACGATAGCACTGGTCATACCTTCGTCGAACCGCGAACCCGTGATTTTGGCAATGGTGTTAGTCGCACCGTAACTGATGTTACGAAGCGGAATAATGGTGGGCGGAGACAGAGAAATGTCTTCGTAAGTTTCTACGACCTGCCGATAATACCGACGTAGATCATTTTCATCCCGTGCAATGGCACTGGCAATGATCTCCATGACGGTCGGTGTTTTCCCGATCCGTACGCCGGCATGTTTCCGAGAGGTCTCAAAGATGCTACCGATCTCGTGATAGGACAGATACCACGGCACGCGTCCCTTAGCGATGATTTCATCGTAGATACGGTACAGCAGGTTGTCGATCACCACGAGGTCTTTGCTACAGATCACCCGATCACCGGGTTCGTAGCTCATCTCAATGTATTCAACTTCATCGATTACCGCTGAGGTAACCAGAGAAGGTTCACTGCGCAGCGGAGCGCAGATTCGAGATGCGGCGTAATACTTGTCATCGAGGACGATGGCACAGATACCGACAAACGTGATTTCGTTTTCAAAGACTGCCAGATCGCGTTGAGGGAATCGAGCCGGAATGTACACCTTAAGAGGCTTCAGTGCCACAAAGGAACCTTCTTCTGTTTTCTCGATTGCCTTCAGAACACGAGCTGCGTCACGGATGAACTTATTCGACTTGATGCTCATACTGGAATCTCGATTAAAGCCGGAGGGTAATCCCTCCGGCTATTTGACGTCACGCTTCGATCAGACCCATCTGGCGGCACAGCCAGCGGTTGACGTAACGGATGGTAGCCATCAGCGCTACTTCACGCGGATCTGCATCGTCACCCATCGACTTACCAACACGGTTCATCAAAACGATGAAGCTCAGTGCGTCGGTCTTCGGGTAGAACACATTGCAGACCACTTCGGTGACAACCGAATTGATGTCTTCACAGTTACGCTCATGGATGCGGTCGATCAGTTCGGCCAGCACTTTGCTAGCTGCTTCGCGAGCATCGCCTTCCATGTCAGCCTGAGCCAGTTCACCACCAACGATCTGGCGTACCGCAGCACGGACGTTACCGGCGATCTCGGCCTGGGCCTTGAGGGAACGCAGGTTCATTTCGCGCAGGTAGATCTGCTCGAGGGCAGCTTTGTTCTCGATCAGCTGACCTTGGCTGAAACGACGACCGGCCATTTCGTTGGCGATCAGAGCTTCGGGGGTCAGGCCTTCTTCCAGCATCTTGCGGTAGACCTTGCCCATGACCTTGATCGAGGTCATCGAGCTGCGCGGTTCCGGACTGTACAGCAGACCCATCTTCTCTTGGCTGTCATAACGAATCCAGGCAGCGTTGGCCAAGAAAGCAGTAAAGCCCAGCAGATGGTTGATGTAGTCCTTGTACTCGCTCAGGCTCATGCTGACACCTGCACCCGGCTCTTCGTAGATCGCTTGAGCAGCGACCAGCAGACCAGGCAGGTAATCGTCATGGACTTGACGCGGGCCGATCTGACCGTGCAGTACGGCCTGGATGGCAGCGTAACCTTCGTCGTTTTTCATCGACAGGATGGTTTCCAGTTCACTGTCAACACCGGCCATGCCAGTCTTGCACAGTTCCTTGACCGCGTCGATGTCGGCTTGAGGTGCACATGCACGCAGAGCGAACTCGCCACCCGGATTTGCCGGATAACGATCGACCAGTTGACGAATGGCGGGGTTGGAGTAAACAGCCGGGATTTCTTTCATCTCTACCGAGTAGGGCAGGATTGCTTCTACACGACGAGCATTGACGAAGTCCTGAACTTCACCCGCCACACGCTTGATGTGGGGGAGGATGGTACCACGTACCATCTGGTGCAGACGGGAGATCGAAGCCGATGCCAGTTTGATAACGTCGGCAGTGGCAACGCGGTGCATATCGGAGCTGGAACGCTCCTGAAGCACAGCGACGATGTCTACGTTTTCACCGAGGCTATTCTCGATGAAGGTGTTGTCCACCGCCAGAGTCAGAGACATCAGCGGCGTGTTCTCGTTCGGCAGGATGCGCAGCTTGCGCTCATCCAGTCGCTGAACAATGGGCAGTGCGGCCTCGATTGCCAGGCGATTAAGCATTATCGCGGCCCTCAATCAGGTTGTTGATGTCAGCAGCGCAGATAGCGCCGATGGTGCGGTCGTTTACCGGAGTACCTTCCAGATGGTTAGATACTTCATTACCCGACACGTTGGAGACGATCTCGGTAGCGATGTTGACAGCGTTCGCAAGAACTGCGAGGTTGCCAAAAGTGGTAGCGTTGTTCATGAGCAAGTTCCTGTGAAACTACGAGGCGCTGTAAAGGAGATCTGGGGGCCGGAGCCCCCAGACTTTACTTGGTGTCATTACTCATCCACATCTCTGCGGCTTTCTCACCAATGGCTGTCATCAGCGAGATGGACATGCCGATCAGCATTGGTGATAGAACGATGCGGTCCATGACGGACTTAGCGCCGAAGATGGCATTGATCTGACGACCAGAGATCGTTTCGTTGACACCGCTCAAGCGATGACCAACAACCGTTTTCATCTGATTACAGAACACGGCCTTGTCGCCGACACCCATCCCTTCATGGTGAGTGATGTAGATCTTAATGGCAACGTGATCGAGTTCGAGACCATCACCTTCGATGCGGAGTGACTGATCGACCTGACCAGTGACAGCAGGTTGAGCCAAGGCCTTGGCTTTCTTACGACGACGCTTATCGCTCGCTGTTACCAGCTCGAGCAACGAGTCTGACATGTCGTCTGGATCGCCATGATAGAAGACTTCGATGTTACTCACTACACCTACAGCGCCAGCCAGCGGAGTGGCAGACGACAACAGACGCAGCGTATCGAGGTCATCATCATTGAACAGTCCTGAATCAGCCGTTACAGCATCTTCTATCGTGCATAGAATACTCGAGATGTCCGTGTGGTCTCCCACTTTTACGAGATTCCGAATGGTCTGATCGAACCGCACCGTGACCGTCTTCACCTTGGTGATTTCAGATCCGAGTTGATCGGACAACCAGTCGTCGATAGCTGAGGAGTCTTCCAGCGTATAGCTGGCTTCCATCAGAGCTGTGCGGGCAATGACGCCTGCCATCCATTGTACCTGATGACGATGGAAACGACTTGGTTTGAAGAACCCTGGGTTGTATTTCAGGATGTCGCCCTTCTTCACCTTCTCGCCCAAGGTAAACGTCGTCGCTTGATGCTGAGGATATACGGAACCTGCAGAGATACCGTACTGGGTCTCAAGATCAACATGCTCGAACGTACCGTCATCGTAGGCAACAACCATGTGAGTGTCCGAGAGTTCAACGATTTCACCGTCTTTCTCGGCCGGCAGTGCGAAGATGTCATCCACACGATGCGCCAACACATGATCGTAACCTGTACAGATCGGAGACTCACGATATCCCTTCGCACTGATTACGTGCGATTGCTGGATACCGATAAAATTGACTCGTTTTGGCGATGTCTTCAGTTAGGTTCGTAACTCCCTAACCCGCACCATGACGTGCAGCTCCAGGCTTTCCCTGGAAGTCGAGACTATGTCTTTACCCTCTGATGTAGGGTAGTCCACATTTCCACTCACTTGAGTGTACAGGCTGACGAGGCCTTAGTCGTTGAACCCGATCACCATATCCGTTAGGACGTAGGTGCTTGGCTGCCTAGTTTCCCAATCCCCACACTTTTCTAACCGTTGCCGTCTGATCTTTCGATCTCCGTTTTGGTAGTGGGGCTCTAAGGGGGTTCTAGCAATTAGAGGACGCTCAGTTAACCATTACTGATTAACCGGACCATTGTTTAATTTTGCATAGTCCGAATAGTACATGAATCTATATCCATCACCGTACACCTTATCAGGGTGCTTCAGGCGATAATCGAGCAATGTAGGGGATATATTGAATTTTCTAGCGGCGTCGGTACCTTGAGGGAAGATTTCAATCGACTCGCATGTATCGTCGATAACGACAACTGACCTTTTCTTGGTATATAGATCCAATTCCAAGTAAGGGTCTTCTACATGTCGCCATGGAGCAGGGTCGGTTGCCAGTTTCATCTGAATGTATCCAGGTAGTACTGGTTGATTATCCTGCTTGAGCCATAGTGTCAATTTAGATTGGTTTGTCTGGAGTAACATAGCCAGTGTTTTCAATTTCGAAAACGATTTTATCCGACCTGTCAATAGTTCTCTTACGAGCACTACTTTCCCATTTCGATCTGGGAACACCTTCCTAACTTCCTTCCCAGGAATGAACCAATCTTCC